CCATAAGAAGAAAATCGGTACACCACTTGAACCGTGCTGTCATCATGAATAGCAAAGGGTGAGCAGCAATACACTGCCCACCCATTATGCTTATTGTGATAAAGGTTTATATGTGAACCATTTGCTCCATGTATTTATGCCGTACTGGAATCTTTGGAAGATAGCAGGGTCAGCATAAGAATACATAGGGACATAAAACTGAACAAGTGCTTCTGACTGGTCATAATAATTCTGGTTTGGTGCAATGCAAATCAGTTTACCTGCTCCAGCAGTTTCAGGTTTATTTATCATGGTGTTAGCGTGTGCAGCGTTTTGAATAAAATATGTGCCGGGAGTACGAATAGTATTGAAGTCTGTTCCGTCAGGAATAAGTTGTCCAATTTCATTAGGTGGAACTGGTCTATTTGTAGCACTAATAGCAGCGTTCAAGTTTCCATCTTCTGTAATATAGATAGTCTGACGAACGCCGTTAACTGTACTCCACACGCTTCCAACATCAGCACACCGCTTGGTTACAGGTGCTGGTGCAAAGAAAGATACACGTTCGCTTCTAACACCATAGGCACAAAGGATAGAAATAGAGGGGGAAAGTGCATCAATCCATTCATCTGCGGATTTAAGATTAAGCCCGTGATGGTTAACAACAAAAATATCAGCACCAGCAACGACATTAGCGTTGTTCTTTTCTGCTGGCTGTTCAACATCTGCTGGCAAGACAATGGTATGCCCCTTGAACATAACTTTGGAAATCATGCTAAAATTGTTATAGTTAGTGTTTTCAGTTACGCCCATATCCTCATTGTACATATAGTCATAATAGTCACCAAACTTATCAGCTGTGACATTATGAAATGTAACTTTAACCTGTCCAAAGTCTGCTGAATAGCCTTCAGTATCAACCTGTGTGTACTGAATGTTGTGCGTTTCAAGAGAATTTATGATAGCTGTTTCAACGCTTTGATATGTCACACCTGTGAAAGAACCCCAGTCAATTTCTCCGTGTGGCAAATAGAAATGGCAGTCACTTGTGTCAATAAGACTTGAATTAAGAAACTGGTTAAGCTTTGCCAAAGTCACATGGTCATCGTGATAATGACTAATGACAACAGCCATAACCCTATTGGTCTTTTGACTTGCAATGTAGTTGATAAGAACACTTGCGTCCCTGCCATTCCCAAAGTCGAAAACAATATTTCCCTCTGCACCATTGTTCAGCATAGTTAGTACACAGCAATTACCGAACCATTTATTTCCAACAGTGTTTGCAGCGTTGTCACTAAGAGCGGTAAAAACAATGTTACTGTTAAGCCGTAGCTTAATATCACGATTAGACGAACCAAGTTGATTTAATCCAGCGTTTAGTTGGTTGGTTTTAGTTTCAAGTGCTGTAATGTTATTTTTGTTTATTGTAATCTGTGCAGCATTTTCAGTTGTTTTTGCTTCAACAGTATCCAGTCTGGTGTTAAGTCCACTAAAAAGTTCCTCATTGATAATTCTGGCAAGAGTTCCATCCTGTGCCATAGTATCAAGTTTGTCGTTGATGAGTTGTTCAAATTCAGGTGAACCAAAATAGTTGTCAACGTAGTTCTTTAACTCGTCTACAATTACCTTTGTTTCATCCGTTAGTTCTATGACTTCATTAAGCTTTTCAACAACTTTGCAAAGCAGTTCATAATAGCTAAGACTGTCATCATACACAAGAGGAAGTACCTTGTGACACCAATATCTAAAAGGTGTAATATTACTCATATTGTCCTCCTTTACCAAAGACCAAAGAATAGGCCAGCCAGTTCATCAATAACCTGTTTGTCAATGTTCAAAAAGGTGGAGCGGAACTCTTTAATCATTGTAGCATAACTTCCGCTTCCCATCTTTCCAACAACTTTTTCTACATATTCACCTGTTGTTTTAGAATTTCCTGTGCTGTCAGTTGTGTCATTATTTGTTTCGCTACCTGTGGATGAAACGTGAGTTGCATTTGTGATATACTTATCGTTTTTAACTCCGTTTAGCCCACCCTGTGGTGTATCGCTATAAATGTTCCACAGTTCAGTATCGCTTACTTTACGTCCGCTGTTTTGCGTTTTTGTTGTGTCATTTACAGTTCCACTATTTTCTCCTGTTTTTGTGTACTCTACATCATAAAGTGGATTGAACTTCAGCAGTTCGCTTTCATATAGCTTATTGTAATAAGGCATTATTACATTCATTGTTGATTGCAGCCTTAACTTCCAAAGCCCAACAGTTTCTTCACAAATTTCCCTTGTATAATAGTTGAGTAGAATTTTCTTTTCAAGGCCAAGCCTATAATCGTTATCAAAAATTGGAAAGTCAAAGTCGAATACTTTTGGGGCGGCTTTAGTCAGAATATCATCAATGTTGCTATAACCGCTTGATTCACTAAGCCCGGCATACGTCTCACAGATGAATCTAACTTCCGTGGTGTACTTACTCAACATCATCACCGCCTTCCTCATTTTCTTCATCAACATCATCTGAAACTAACCTAAAGTCCTCTCTGTAATTGCACCAGATGTTGAGTCCGAACATTGCATTTATTTTTTCACACGCTTCACGTCTGCTTTGCAATCTGCTATAACGGGATGCAATGGTTGCGCCCATATTTCTTGTAACCTCATCTGTAATCATTCTTTCTTTTTTCTGCGTGTTAATGTTGGAAATGCCAAGATAAGTTAGGGCTTCATTCCATAGTTGCGCTTTAAGTTCATACAGCTTATCAGCAACATATGGCGCACCTGTTTGAAGAACTTTTACGCCATTTGCGTTAAGGTTTTTATCTCCAAAAATAACAGGTTCATTACCTTCATATTGCTTATAAAGGTTTAGCATTGTAAGTCTCTGCTTCTCATCACACTGAATAAGAATTGGCGTTTTCTGTGCATTAGCATTGATGTCAATTGCCCTGTCCAAATTGTAGAGTCTCTTTGCAAACATTCTCACGTCAAGCATACTGTTTGTGTGCAGATAGTTATTAAAGATGATAACGCTATTATTTTCGTCAAGTTCCTTTTGGTATCCATTTACTGCATACGCACGTCTTTTGGTGGGGATTCTATACACGTTAAATTCTCCGCCAAGGACATTTTGTAGGCATAGATAGCCCATCACTTCATCCTCGAAAAATACACACTGTCCTTCAGCGAATAATGTAAGTTCCAAAAAACGTGGGTCAACACTTTCAGGTAAATTTACCCATTCAAACATGGAAATAGACAACTCTGTTAATCTATTATAATACTGCATATATGTAGCATTATTAAGAGTTGCGCTTTCCCAAAACGCTCTATCTTTTTTTGCCATGTCTAACCTCCTTAAAGTGGACGGTTATCCAAACCGTAGTTTCCAACCTCGTCAAGATGTTTCCAGAACGTTATGCCATGATTAAAAATATCACAAATAACATTTTCATCATCAGACGGCATTGTTCCAAGTATGCGACAGTTTGATGTCCTTACATAGTTCCAGTGTGGTCTTGATGAAATATTAGGCTTTTTCAAGCGGTTAGTAGCGTACCCAAAAGCAGTGAAATAGTCATCAATCATTTTTGCATATTCTGGGCGTATAAAATGCTGCTCCATAGAAAAGCCAAATTTATGTGCAGCATACTGCAAATTTGCGTCTGCCATTACTGCGTTATGAGTTCCACTAAGGGCTGGAGCAATATAGCTGCTAAGTACAGAAACATCATTTGCAGAAAGCTTGAACTCCTTCGGCGGTGTCCACCCTTCTAATGGGTCAATCTTTTGCGAATTACTTCTATTCAGTGGCCTATTAAGTGAATTGTTCGGTACTGTTGCAACTCCTGTTCCGGGGTCTTGTGCAGCACCAGCAATAGCACCACCAGCCACAGCTATGCTTCCACCACCAGTCAAGCCAGCAAGAGCAGCACCCATACCAGCCTGAACAATTTTTGCTGCATAATCACTTGTTGCCCATGTGCAATGCGGGAAGTTTGAAAGCATAATGCCGTCATCCCACGCATACAAGCTATCAACATTTTCAGACGGAATTTCTCCAGCATACTTATATGGTACGCCGTACATCATCGGCCTAAAAATAACCGATGGATTAACCACACCAACAACATTTAATTCATATCTTCTGCCGTTAGGTGACAAGTTATAATCGTGCCATAGTTCGTATTTGTAGTCTTTTGTTTCTCCCTGATTATTTGTCACTACAATTTTTGTGTAAGGGTATGTGTATAGTTTGTTATTAACAGGCGTATAAGTTCCAAGTGTAGGCTTTGCCAGTTGTCCTGTGCAATCTCTAAGTACACCAGAAATCTCTGTTGCTGCTTCGTTCCATGCTGTTTCATTTAGTACGTCATACTTAACAGCTACATATTTCTTAGGCAGCATATAAACATCTGCCACGGCATCAGTGTTGTTAAAAATACTTAACGCATTGAGTGTTGTTACAAATTCACTCATGTCATCAGCACTACTTAAATCAAGTATTTTGACTTTGGCTTGGTGCATAGCACCGTTGTAAATACCGGGAGGTGATGCTGTTATTCCACCAGTTGACGGATTTCCAGTATAAACCACAACAGCTACCCACTCTCTTTCTGGTGAAAGCATTACAGGGGGAGTATGAATATAGTCACCCAGCGGAACTCCTTCTGGCATCACATTATCACCTATGGCATCTGTTTCGCTATGTTCCCTAATAACAAAACTTTGCGCTAATTCAAACTCAAAGAACCATGTTTGTATAGGGTCAAGCTGATATGTTATTTCAGTAACATCGTTTCCAAGATAATTAAGATTTGTGATAAAGGCATAGAACCACTTGTTGCTAAAGCTGGTATTCTGGAACATTATATAGTTACAGTCATACAGCCTATCACACAAAATCTCTACACGAATTGAGTTCTTTGTTGCTCTTTGATAACTTTGTTCAGTAAATCGGTATTTAATTTTACTCATGAAACCAGATGTCTGTGCTTCTTTGTTAGGCCACCACATACTGTGTTCAAATGTAACGTCAAGTGGGACATCTCTTAAAATATATATTTTACTGTTAGGCTCAATATACATATAAACCTCCAATGTAGGAAAGAGGGGGCTGGGATAACCCCCTCTTTACCCAATTAAATTACGCCTTGATAAACGTTACCGTATCTCCAGCCTTTACCGTAGTATAAGGAAGTTCACCACCCGTGCTACCATTAGTCGTAGAACGATATACCGTGCCGCCCATATTTGCGTAAATATTTACAGCCTTAGCATTAGGCGGATATACGATTGCGCCATACTTGTGGATAGCAACCATATTAGTAGCAGAATCGCCTTTTCCCATAAATCTTACCTGCTGGTTGTATTTAACAGCATCCTCATTAGCCAGTTCAAGTACAATGACAGTACCGTCCTCTCCAACAGTCTTATCACTCACATCAAACTGAATAGTAGCAGGTGCTGCCGCAGGCTCATTTACAAAAGCAATAGCATTGGAAAACGGAGAAGTGGAAACAGTTTTCCAAACGTTGTAGAAGTAGTTCCAATACTCACCAGATGCAACGTACTTCTCGGTGAATTTATTCTGGTTGTCATAAATCTGAAACCATTCCTTGTCAACCACGACTGCGTGGATGTCTCTCATGATTGCCAGTTCCTCATTTGTAACAGGACTAATCATGTCAGAACCAGCCATGATATCACTGAATCTCGCATTGTCAAAAGAAGTCCAGTCATCAATAAGGTAAAGCTTACCCATAAACTCTGCCTTATCCATATTGAACGCAGCAGCCAGAACGCTAACGTCATACTTTGCATTGAAATCTGCGTCCATGAAAATACACTGGTCTGCCTTTTTGGTGACAGTATGCACACCGCTTTCATTGAACTTGGTAGACATGAACTCAAGCTTATTGGATGCACTACGGAAAGCAATTGCAGCGTTGTCCATGTTGCTATAATCTACACCGACAATAGCCATCTTTCCGTGCGATGCAGCCTTGATAATAAGATACTTAAACAGCAGGAACTCATCATACTCGGCAGCAACGCTTACAGAATTTACAATTTTTGCAATTAAATCCTGAACGCCATCAGCATTGAGAAAAGCCATTCTCAAATCCTCATCCTGAATGGTTACTGGATACTGTACACGCCAGTTCTTAGAATGGAACGCAGAACGAACGTCAGGCAGAGAACGCTTGAGTTCACGGCTTTCTGCCTTTTCAGCAGAAAACTCACGGGCTTTGCAGATGTTAACGAAAACTTCCTCAACCGTCTCACCAAACTCAAGATAACCCTTTTTCAACTCTGCATAAGCGTTGTTAAACGTTGCAGATTTAACACGAACAAGTGCAATTCTATTTACAAGTTCGGTCAAAAACTGGTTAGCCAAAGCGGGGTAACCATAAAGAACTTCGCCTACCTTTGGAATGTCAATGTCCTTAGTTACTTCAGGAACTTGTGCCTGATAACTGGCACTAAGATTTGCACGGATTGTATTTAGAATATCAATAGTCCGTGCATTTAGGTCAGTCACTGCTACTCTTTTTGCCATAATTTAACCCTCCACTTTAAAAAGTTTTTCATATGTCAACGGCTCATTTTCATCGCCGCTGTCATCGTCGTCAGATGAACTTTCACCAGACAAGAATCTATCTCTGTATTTTTTTCTCCATTCGCTGTCATTCTGTTCATATTTTTGTTTCCAGTTTTCTTGTTCAGAAAGTGAATTAAGTGTATCAGATATATCCTCTACAAACGAAATAGCACTGTCAGACGTGTCATCCCCAATGCGTTCTTTAACGGCATTAAGGATTTCATCAATAGATTTAACGCTCATATGTTTCACCTACCCATATAAATAAAATTTCCATTTGTGTTTTTTATTTTTTATTGGTGTTGGATTGCTACTATCTGGATTATAAATAAAACCTTGAAATTTGTAACCTCTTGCAACTTGTGATTCTGTCATGTAGTTTAATGACTTTTGGTTTACATCTACCCAAAAATAATTGGGGTCATTATAACCGCCGGGGTCACGAGAATATCCGCTATTACTGGTCTTTATGCTACCATCGATTAAAATTTGTTCAACGATTGCAACATGACCAGCATAACCGGGTCTTTCTAAGCAAAGTACAGCACCTAATTGTGGGATAGAACCGACCTCATAACCAGATACGTCATTCCACCAGCTTCCTCCGTCACTTGTTGGTAAATGTGGTATCTTACCATACGTTTCCCAAAACCTACCCCAAGCATAACAAGTACAGTTTGGCAGCCCATACCCTGCTGGATAAAATGGATTTGTGTTACTGTACCAGTATACGCTATTTAACATACCGTCTTTAGTTAGACGTGGAATGTAGTCACCCATTAGCTTCTACTATAAAGGCCGGGATACCAAAAGATTTTAGCTTATCTCTGTATTTTTCTGCATTGGCTTTAGTTATAAACGCCCCAACCTGCACACGATAAAGCTTGTTTTTCTTCTGTTCCTCAATGTATTTTACGCCGTAATACTCACAAATGCCTTTACAAATGGCAATGGCAATTTCTTCTGTGTGATTGATAATCCACTTAGCTGTTTCTTTTACATCGTGAAATTCCGTTTCAATGTAAACGCATGGAGCATGAGTATAAACAATTTCATACCAGTCTGTATTAACATTGATAGATTCAGAAGTTCCCGGAGTAATGGGGGCAAGTTGATTGAAAACTTTAGTCGCAATGCCCCACCCAGTTCCAGCCTTATTCCACGCATAAATTCTTGTTCCAGTGATACTGCCATTAAATGCGTTGGTGTGAATACATAGATGCAGGTCTGCGCCCCATTCATTGGATTCAGAAACTCTACTATACATAGTGTCATCTAAATTCTTTTTTACGTCAAACCCACACCTTTTCAACTCACGTTCAAGACAACAGGCAATTTTCCCACACTGTTCTTTTTCAGTTGTGTTACCGTAAGCGTAAATATTGTTGCTCTGGTCAGACGGAGACAAATAAATCTTAGGCATTTTCATCACCGCCAAGCTTTGTGAGAATCTTCTGCATTACAATAGTATTGTTGTTCAGTGCTTCGCTAAGCTTGTTTACCTCCTCTTTGTGTTCATCAGTCAGCTTTTTAATGTACCAGAAGCAAATCAAGCACACTGCAATCGGAAAGCCAACCTGAGTTACCAAATTCTGAATTTCAGTTGCACCCATAAATTTCATCCTCCATTTCTATTTGGGCTTTTCTATTATTTATTTTATCACAATGCTTGACTTTTGTCAAGGTTTATGGTATAATAAATTGAAAAAATTATAGGCGGTACACAAAATGTCAACAGGAAAATATTATGATGGCACAAAGCTGCTGTCAATGAAAGATGCAAATGGCAATACCCCAGAAATATATATGTGTACGACAAACAGAACTGGTGGTAAAACCACATATTTTGCACGTCTACTTGTAAACAAATTTAAGAACAAACAGGGTAAGTTTTGCCTTATTTACAGGTACAATTATGAACTTGATGACTGCGCCCAGAAATTCTTTAAGGACATTAACGGTCTGTTCTTTCCAGATGACGTTATGACAAGCAAGCGCAGGGCATCTGGTATTTTTCATGAACTGTTCTTAAATGATTTACCTTGCGGTTATGCTGTTTCCTTAAACAGTGCAGACCAGTTAAAGAAATATAGTCACTTGTTTAATGACGTTGAAAGAATGTTCTTTGATGAGTTCCAAAGTGAAAGCAATCACTATTGTACTGACGAAATAAAAAAGCTTCTTTCAATTCATACCAGTGTTGCCCGTGGTCATGGTGAACAAATTAGATATGTACCCGTGTATATGTGTTCAAATCCTGTTTCCATAATTAACCCATATTATGTGGAAATGGGAATAAGTGATAGGCTTAAAGAGACAACCAAGTTTCTAAAAGGAAACGGCTTTGTTCTTGAACAAGGATATATTGAATCTGCAAGCAAGGCACAGAAACTTTCTGGTTTTAATCAGGCGTTTGCAAATAATGAATATGTAGCATACTCAAGTGAATGCGTTTATTTGAACGATAATACAGCTTTCATTGATAAGCCGCACGGAACAAGTAGATATCTTGCAACTATACGTTACAAGGGTGTTGATTATGGACTAAGAGAGTATGCCGAATTAGGCATTATATATTGTGACAATAGGCCGGACAATTCATTTAAGACAAAGCTGTCTGTCACTACAAATGACCATAGAATAAATTATGTAATGCTTAAAAGAAATGACTTTTTCCTGTCAAATTTACGTTTCTATTTTGAACAAGGGTGTTTTAGATTCAAAGATTTAAGGTGCAAAGAAGCTATACTAAAAGCCCTATCTTATTAAGGTATCTGCCAGCACTTTCTTCACTGCAAACATGGGAAACCACGGATGAAATAAGCCGCCCATAGTTTTATCGGATAAGGTTACCGCCTTGGAGAACTGCTGGGTACAGATATAAAAAGAGCCAGCCATATTATGGCTGGCTCTTTAACGCATTTCATAAAATGTGTCTTTAAGTACAACTCCCCCTTGTATTCTTTTTGGTAACAGCTTACCCGGTACGGTCAAGCCTGTGTCAAAATCTGTAATATTTCGCTTCTTCGGTACAGTGTGTTCTTTATCTTCATAAAGAAAATCTAATTGCTCTTCCGTCATCTCATCTTCTTCGGATTTATCGTACCCTTCAACGCTTTTAATAAAAAGAGACTTGCAGCGTTCTGGCATGCCAGCACACTTTACGTTGTAATATGGGTGTTCAACCGGGATTAAATCCTCTGCGACAACGTGTTCGATATATGTTTTTTGCCGAATAAAAAATCCAATGTCCCATGAACTTTCTTGTTTCCAGCAACAAAAATTTTTAGGGTGAACTTTAATTCCCTTAAATTGCTCTGGTGGTAAATCACAATGAATGGAATCAGTATCAGCATAAATAAAACCGGGCTTGTCTACACCATAATAGTTGCTCTGCGCTGCTCTAATTGTAAAATTTCTTGCATAACTTGTAATTGCAGCACCAACTGCTATGTAACCCGGCTTCTTGTCATTAGCTAACTGCGTTCTAAAACCTATTGTTTTATCTTCTCGCACATAAGCTACTTTGAAATTTGATGCTGGTGAACTCGCCATTTTACCGTACAAATTATTCAAAAACAGTTTTGCTAATTCTCGTTTCGCCCCCTTGCTTTCTAATTTTATTTTTTTATATTTTTCTATGTACTCATCAAATATGCCTATTCTTGAGTCAAAATAGCACCCATCTAATATTTCAAAATCTACCAACTCATAGTGCAATAATAAAAGCTTGAAGTCAGTTTCCGTCATGGTCATTGTAACAGTGGCTTCTTGTAAGTTTCCATCAACGTCATAATATTGTGAGTAATATTTTCCGTCAGCATTATTAAATCTATCTGACGTTTCCAGCATTTCCGTTGCCCTATAAGCCAAGTTGTTTTTTACCTGAATAAATGGGAGCATATTTTTTCTAAGATAAAACCTTGTTTTTATGCGTATAAAATAATACTTACCGTCTAATAGTGCTTCATCTGGAATAATATTCCCGCTCCAAAAAGTTGGTTCGCCAACAGGATATCCGTTACCAGATTCACTTGACATCATAGATGGATACAGAGAATTTACGTCTGCTGTTGTTCCGTTGTTAAATATTTTTCTTTCTTTTCCCTTTACTAAATAACACCATCCTCCTCTGTAAGCACCGTGAATATAATCCCCGGCTGTTGCACTACCATATTTTTTATCTATGGGTATTTGATACAGGTCAGGGAACAGACGTGAATATGTTTTAGGTGTAATAATGCGCTTGTACTCTGCCAAACAGCAAGAACCAATAGTTAAATTTTTGTGACCTTCCGTAAACATTATTTCAAGGGCTTCCTTAACCACTAACACGTCATTAGCAATGTACTCCTGTTCTTTTTGCGTAATCTCACATCCAGCATACCGAAAGCCCTTGTATTCCATATCAAGTTTCTTGTGTTTTGTCCCAAACGAATTTCCTATTTTCTTAACACTAAATGGGAGCAGTTTTAAGCTGTCTCTAAACTCTATGTATTTATCGCCAACTTTCACTATTATTTTATACCATTGTCCCATATCAGAAATGCTATAAGCAACTGTATTATTTCTCATTTCTTTACGTTCAAGAAACCTAATATCTGGATAAGATTCTTGCCCATTATCTTTTACAATTTCAACTGCTTGTTCAAAACCTAAGTTTACCAAAAAATAAGACAGCCAAAAATTCCCGTCAAACTTTAGGTTATGATAGTAGCAAACGACATTAGATTTTAATGACTTAAAGAACTCAAATTGCTCCCCAATGCTATGGAAAATCTTTACGTCATCAGAAAACATTTCAACGCAAGCAGCCGCCCATACCTCTGTATTTTCTTGCCCTTTGTAAACGGTTGTCTCAAAATCTCCAACAAAATACTTAGCCTTCGGGTGTTTCATCGTCATATCCCTCTGACGCATCCTGAATTTCTATTGCTTCTTGAATAGTCAACGCTTCACCTTTTACTATTCTGGCAAATGCTGCCATTGCGAAATTGACAGTTTCTTGGTCTGACGCATATAGTGCTTCGTTTACAATGTCGATTACACGATTAGCATTTGCTTGTAACCTTTTAGCAACAGCCCTTCTGCCATCTCTTGCCAGTGCGCCAAAGAAAATGCGCTTTAATATCTGATAGTCACGGTTTTTTCTTGCAGCCATATATTTGCCCCAATTACTATTACCGTTATACTCATCAATTATTTTTTCAACTTGTCTTAACACGTCATCGACATCTGTCGGTGGAATACCAGCCTTATTTCTTGTTCCGCTGAATCTCTTACTATAAGCTGTCCTTCTTTCAAGTTTTCTACCTTCTAAGCCAGAAATAACACCTTTTTCTGCCTTGTATGTTGCTTTGCTGTATAGAAAATCAGGTTTTATACTCCTGATTAGTTCAAGTTGTTTCTTTGTTATTCTCTTTGGCTTCTTTGGAATGACGAAATCACTGAAATCAAATCCACGTTTAGTGGCTTCACGAATAAACCGCTTTATTCTTTTCTGTTCTTTGTCCCATGCTATTTGATTGGTCGTTTTTCTCTGCTTCATCTCAACAACTCCCCCCCTTATATAAAATAGCACGGGAGAAGTTTTCCTTCTCCCGTGCCGTTGCTCAATTACACAATGGAGCAGGTGATAAACTGCTTACCCTTGTAGTTTTTGCTGTCCATCCGATAGACTTCCAGTTCATAGTCAGTTTCACCAGCCGCAGACATCTCGTCTACGATTTCGGTCATCGCCGTAAAGAACGATTCACTGCCAGTAACATACTTGTTTCCGGCCTTATCGACAACGATATACTGTCGATAATCAGGGTCATCAAGCTTTTCATTGTGAATTGCAAGAACTGCGTGATAGTCATAGGCGATAACAAGCGAGCCGCTCTTAGTTGCTTCGTCAAGTCTAAGTGCGTTAGTCGTATCCTTGATTTTGACCCGCTCCTTTGCGGTCAAATCCTTGGTGCATTCGACAACTTTTACAGAATATCCAGTCATTTTATTTTACCTCCCCTTAGTCATCAATGTTGTTTTCATCAGTGTTGCCAAGCAGCGGCAGCTTTTGAGAATTTGCAATGAAGTCAGTTTCAGACATACCATACCGAATTTCATCCACACGGGAATAGCTGACGGAAACAGCCTTAACGGTGGCGGTGTCAATGACTTCATGCGCCTTCTTCAAAATAGCTTCATCATTCTTGTAGGTTCTGGGCAGTTCCACCTCCTTCACAAACGGCTCTGCGGATTCAATGTTAAGGCAAAGAACTCCAGCGATGGTGACCTTAAAGGTTCTGGTAATCATGGGTGTACGCATTTTGATAGTCTCCTTTTCATTTTTATTTTTCACGGCTGACGGAATTGCACCGCCTAAAACTTTTGCCGTGGTATTCCGCTGCTGGGGGAGACAGCAGCGGATGATTATAACTATCTGCTTGAGATAGCCTAACCACTCTTTTATGATACCATATGCGTATTGGAAAGTCAAGTGTTATTTTTTTAACAAAGTGCGAATTTTCTGAAATCTGCGGGCGGTGTGTTTATTCTTTGTCAAAGATGTAATATGACACCCAACAATATGTTGTTGTGTCGTGGCGTGGTTCATAAACACAGAAACCTGTACCGAATTTTCCAGAATATGTGGTACAAATTTTTGGTTCATCTGGATTTCTTGACACATACCCTTGCGCAGTTGCCCTGTGATGAAACTTAGCACCTGAATTTAATACAGTATCATATGGCACACGATTTGCATACAATTTTGCGTTCATTTTTCATTCTCCTTGTAGTTGTATTTTGGATTTCTCCGACACTATCCCGTTAAACGGGATAGTTCATTGTGGACAGCTTTATTTATTCACAAAGCCATCATGATACAGTCGCTGTATGTTCTCAACGTCAATTCCAGATACAAAGCCCTGATACCCAATAAACCAGCACACAACAAGCCATCTGGTGGTAATAAACTTGGAATTTTCTACATAGTTCACCAATTCACTATAAGTAATCTGCTTGTGTTCCATTTTTCATTCTCCTTGTAGTTGTATTTTGGATTTTCTCCGACACTATCCCGTTAAACGGGATAGTAGCGTATCATTTCACACGTTCCGTATCTCTCACGCATAAGCTTTTTGAACTTTGCGATGTGTTGTGCACTGGTGACTGTATATACATAGTCACGTCTAAGAATGTCAACTAAAAGTCCAGTCTTGATGTGGTACAGTGCTACAACGGCATTGTATGAACGCAAAACTTCAAAATCATTTGTTCTGCAAATGTCTGCTGAACACTTATTCAAGCGCACAAATTCGCTATGCCACTTCTCTGCATCTTTAGCTGCAAGTTCTGAATAAGCTACGCACAAAGCATTTATTTTCATCTGTTCGTTCTTTTTCATTTTCGTTTCTCCTTGTAATTGTATTTTGGATTTCTCCGACACGGCAAGCCGTGAGATGAACTCACAGCTTGTCCGCAATAGCTTTTAGTGCAGCAATTTTCTTTTCATTTTCCGCATTTCTCTCAACTTCATAATCTTCCGTAGGTTCTGCCACCATTTCATAATTACGGATATAATTGATTTTGTCGTTAATCATCTCAAGAACATTCTCCAGCATACTCAACTCAATAATGCGGTCAGAAATAGCAGTGTTTTTCATGATAATTCTCCTTGTAATTGTATTTTTGGATTTCTCCGACACTATCCCGTTAAACGGGATAGTCTTGTTTTTCATGCGATTATGCCGTTACAAACCAGTCATCTGTCTTTGAGATGAAATGTAATGCTTTATGATTTGTAAATTCTCTCCACTTAGTTGAACGTTTTTCTAAAATCGCAGTATACAACTGTGCTTTAATATCACTCTCAACCTTTTCGGGCTTGCCTGTCTTTTCCAAGATTCTGATTATATACATTTTTTCATGGTCAAACATTGCATCCGCTTCAGTCACAGCGGCTGCGAGAGAATTTGCGTTAAGTTCAATATACTCATACGTCATTGGCTTGTAAAATGCGCTATAATCAACGTAAACAATGTATTTCATTTCTCGTTCTCCTTGTAGTTGTATTTTGGATGTTCTCCGACACTATCCCGTTAAACGGGATAGTAGCGCAGCAATTCACACGTTCCGTATCTCATACGCATAAGGTTTCTGAACTTTGCAATGTGCTGTGCGCTGGTAGCTGTATAACCATAGTCCCGGCGAAGTATATCAACTAAAACACCAGTCTTTATGTGATACAGCGCAACAATGGTGTTATACGAACGCAAGATTTCAAAATTTTCTGTTCTACAAGTTGCTGCCTGACATTTGTTCAAACGCACAAAGCCACTGCACCACTGTCTTGCTTCACCTGCTGCCAGCATGGAATATGCAGTACACAGCTGATTAACCTGCATTTGTTCGTTCTTTTTCATGTTCATTTCTCCTTGTAATTGTATTTTGGATGTTCTCCTACACGCCATTTCTGGCGTGTGTGGGTGTGTTTCGTCTTAATTTCCAAAGACTCTTCGTCACAACATGGTATCCCACATTTAATCCATGTGTCAAGGCGGATTGTTTACCGCCGGGAGATTTACCCAAATACAAGGAACAGTATTCACTTGTCAAGTTACACGCCATGCGGATATCCGCATAGTCACGATTTTGGTGTGTTTTGAACAGGCAGTTTATTCAACGGTGCTGCCAAACGCTTTACGCACTCGGATTTAACATGGTGCGATATAATGCTGGTTCAAGGGATTGCCAGCTTCGCCACATAGTAATGCCGTCCATGTCCGGGAACATTTTCACTTGCGGGCTGCAAATGTTCTAAAACCACCCATACAGTCTTGCCCTGTAATTGGCAGAGGTTACTTTCGGTTTAACGTGCGTGACAGTAACACGAATAAGCACGGTTGCCGTATCGGCTACGCCTTTAGTATAGCACTTTCTAAAGCACTTGTCAACCCCTTTTGTGTTGCCCCTGTCGGTGTCACCCGGGAATCATCACGCCGGGGTGGCTCTCGCCCCATCGGCTACGCCTTTAGTATAGCACTTTCTAAAGCACTTGTCAACCCCTTTTGTG